TTCGCGGAGAAAAAGTACAAGGACCCGTTCAGCTTCACGCCCTGCCATACACTGGTACTTTACACCAACCATCTGCCGAAGGTCAGCGCCTCCGATGACGGTATCTGGCGCAGGCTGATCGTTATCCCGTTCAACGCTAAGATCGAGGGCTCCGGCGACATCAAGAATTACGGCGAGTATCTCTACAACAACGCCGGCGAGAGTATCTTGGCATGGGTCATCGAAGGTGCCCGGAAGGTCATCGCGCTGGATTACAAGATTCCGGTGCCGGCATGCGTGCAGAAAGCGATTGAGGAGTACCGGGCGCAGAATGACTGGTTCGGCCATTTCCTCGACGACAAGTGCGATCTTGATCCCAGCTATAAGGAAGGCTCTGGGTCCTTGTATCAGGCGTACCGTAATTACAGCATCGACACGAACGAATATGTCCGCAGCACGGCAGACTTCTACTTTGCTCTGGAAAAGGCCGGCTATGAACGCATTGTGCGTGATAATAAGCGCTATTTTGTTGGCCTGCGGCTCAAGATTGATGACGGAGATTTTCTGAATTAAGGCTGGTGGAGTAACCTCGGCAAAGGTCATATACAAAAAGTCTCTTAGGTCTATAAAAAATGGCATAAGAAAAAGTTTAGTAAATGACATACGTCGAGGTTACTTCTCCACCGGATTGGAGACTGCAAATGAGAGAAAAAACATCCGAGCAAAAATTAACGCTGATGGTCAAAGCCGCAGGCGGTATCGCGCCGAAGTTCGTGTCTCCCGGTTATGACGGGATGCCGGATCGCATCGTTCTTTTACCGGGCGGCCGCATGGCTTTTGTGGAAGTCAAGGCTCCCGGCAAGGTGCCGCGCCCTTTGCAGGAAGCCAGACATCGTATGCTGCGTAAGCTGGGCTTTAAGATTTTTGTGCTGGACGACGCCTGTCAGATTGGAGGGATTCTTGATGAAATACGAGCCACATAACTACCAGACTTTCGCCATCGACTACATCGAGACACACCCCATTGCGGCGGTCCTGCTGGATATGGGTTTGGGGAAAACGAGTATCACGCTGACAGCCATTATGGACCTGCTGTTCGACAGCTTCGTGGCTCACCGCATTCTGGTCATCGCGCCTCTGCGTGTGGCACGAGATACCTGGCCGGCAGAAATCCAGAAATGGGACCATCTGTCACTGTTGACCTACGCAGTGGCGGTTGGAACCGAGACAGAACGCAAAGCGGCGCTTCTGCAACAGGCGGACATCTGCATTATCAACCGGGAGAACGTCCAGTGGCTCATCGAGAGCAGTGGCGTCCCGTTCGACTTCGATACCGTGGTGGTCGATGAGCTGTCGTCCTTCAAAAGCTATCAGGCAAAACGATTTCGGGCGTTAATGAAGGTCCGCCCCAAGGTTAAGCGCATCGTGGGACTTACCGGCACGCCTTCCGCGAACGGCCTCATGGATCTGTGGGCTGAATACCGGCTTCTGGACATGGGGCAGCGACTCGGCCGCTTCATTGGGCAGTATCGCACCAACTACTTCATGCCGGACAAGAGGAACGGCCAGATCATCTACTCCTATAAACCGCTGCCCGGCGCGGAAAAGGCCATCTACAGCAAAATTGCGGATATCACGATCAGCATGAAGTCCACCGACCACCTGCAGATGCCGGAGCTTATCAGCAGCGAATACGAGGTGCAGCTTTCCGAGGAAGAACAGGAACGCTACGACGAACTGAAGGACGACCTCGTGCTGCAGCTCCCAGACGGCGATATCACTGTGGCCAACGCCGCCGCTTTATCGAACAAGCTCTCACAGATGGCCAACGGCGCAGTCTATGACGATGTCGGCGGCATAGTCCATATTCACGACCGCAAACTGGATGCGCTGGAGGATTTGATTGAGGCGGCAAACGGCAAGCCGGTGCTGGTGGCCTACTGGTTCAAGCACGATCTGGCCAGAATCTCCGAGCGGCTGCACAAGCTCCATATCCCGTTCTCCCAGCTTGACACACCGGAGAGTATTCGCAGGTGGAACGCGGGCGAACTGCCTGTGGCGTTGGTGCATCCCGCCTCTGCCGGACACGGGCTGAATCTGCAAAGCGGCGGCTCCACCATCATCTGGTTTGGGTTGACATGGTCGTTGGAACTCTACCAACAAACCAATGCCCGCCTGTGGAGACAGGGCCAGACGGCAGACACCGTTGTGGTGCAGCACATCATCACAAAGGGCACCATTGACAACCGGATGCTGAAGGCGCTCTCTACCAAGGACCGTACGCAGTCCGCCCTGATTGCCGCTGTGAAGGCAGACCTGAAAATCTGAGACAAACTTCGCCAATCCGTGCCAATCCGAGGACTACAAAAATTCGGAGGTACAGATTATGAACGACCCTTATGAAAATCTGGCAAATGCCATCATTACGCTTGCGGCGAATGACTATCGCGCCGCGCTGCGCACGCTGGAGCGAAATCCGAAATACACCCCGGCGCTGCAGGACAAGTCGGAGGTGGAACGGTTCTTCCGCTCCGAATGGTACAAGCTGCTGACCTCCGTCGACGGAGAAACACTGCTTCGGGTGCTGCGCGAGGAGGTGGTGTGAAATGAAAGCGAAAGAGTATCTGACCCAGGCGTTCCGCTTGGATAACCGCATCAACAGCAAGATCGACCAGATCGCTTCACTGAACGACCTCGCCACCAAGTGTACCTCACGCATGACCGGGATGCCACGCAATCCCAGCCACGGAAAGTCCCAAATGGCGGACGCCGTTGCGAAGATCGTAGACCTGGAAGCGGAGATCAACCGCGACATCGACGCTCTGGTGGATATCAAGTGCGACCTTGTGAAGACCATCAAAGCCGTGGACGATATAGACTGTCAGCTTCTGCTGGAAGGACGCTACCTCTGCTATAAGTCCTGGGAACAGATCGCTGTGGATATGGGTTTCCGGGTGCGCCACGTTTATGAGGTACACAACGACGCTTTGAAAAAAGTAGAGAAAATCCTGTCCGCGCAGTAAAACGCACTGTTTCGCACAGAGCAAATGCGGTATCATTACAATAGGAAAACTGAATCCGGAGAGCCTCGCGGGAACAATCTCGCGGGGCTTTCTTTATGCCCGGAAAGGAGGCAGCCATGCCGCACAAGCCTTTAACACCCTGCCGCTATCCCGGCTGCCCGAAGCTGGTACCCGGCCGCTACTGCGAGGAGCATCAGAAGCTTATCGACAAGCAGTACGAACAGTACGACCGCGATCCCATAGAGAAGAAACGGTACGGCCGCGCGTGGAAACGCATCCGTGACAGATACATCTCCCGGTATCCTTTGTGTGAGGAGTGCCTGAAGCGCGGCGTCTATACCCCTGCAACCGAGGTTCACCATCGGCTCCCGCTCTCTCGCGGCGGCACGCACGTCGATTCCAATCTTGAGGCGCTCTGCACGCCTTGCCACTCGAAGATCACCGCCGAGATGGGCGACCGCTGGCATGACCGCTGAAATTGGTTCGTATCACATTTTGATACAAACCTCACGCTCGCCGACCGGTAGGGGCGGTCGAAATCTCTGTGCGAATATCGCCGGGGAACGGGCGTGGGGTCATCTTCGCTAAAACGCGAAATCAAACGGGGTATTGACCCCGCCAAGGGAGGAGGAACCACAGCATGGCCAAGGACGGTACAAACCGTGGCGGAGTAAGAGCCGGTGCCGGTGCAAAACGGAAGCCGCTGGCGGATAAGATCGCTGACGGCAATCCGGGAAAGCACCCGCTCACCGTTATGGAATTCAAAAATGCTCCGGACCTGCGCGGTCAGGACATGCCGGAGCCGAAAGAAATGCTCTCGGCGGTACAAAAGGATGGCAAGGCACTGCCCGCTGCTGACATTTACAAATCAGTCTGGCAGTGGCTCGCGGATCGCGGCTGTGCGCACCTCGTTCCTCCGGATACCATCGAACGCTACGCCATGAGCGCGGCCCGCTGGATTCAGTGCGAGGAGGCCATCACGGAATACGGTTTTCTCGCCAAGCATCCAACTACCGGCAATGCCATCGCCTCGCCCTATGTCACGATGGCAAACAGCTTCAAGTGCCAGACCCGCGCAGACTGGGCTGAAATTTTTCAGATCGTAAAAGAAAACTACGCTGCCGGTTACAGCGGCGACAATCCGCAGGACGACCTGATGGAGCGCCTGCTCACGGCGCGGAAAGGAAAATAATCTATGGCGAATACAGAACGCTTTGAAAAAGTGCATATTGATAAACTGGTACCTTACGCTCGGAATGCTCGTACCCACAGCAAGGAGCAGATTGCACAGCTTCGGTCCAGCCTCCGGGAGTTTGGCTTTGTCTCTCCCGTGATTATCGACAACAATTACAACATCATCGCCGGTCATGGCCGTGTTGCCGCCGCCAAGGAGGAAGGCTACAAAACGGTTCCCTGCGTATTCGCGGAGAACCTGACTGAAGCGCAGAAACGCGCTTACATCCTCGCGGACAACCGTCTCGCCATGAACGCGGGCTGGGATGAGGAAATGCTGGCGGTCGAACTCTCCGATTTGCAGGCCGATGCCTTTGATGTCTCTCTGCTCGGTTTTACCGACGCGGAGATGAATAAGCTCTCCGGCGCGGCTGAGAATGTCAAAGAGGACGACTTCGACGTCGATGAAGAATTGAAAAAGCCCGCCGTCACAAAACCCGGCGACCTGTGGCTGCTCGGCAATCACCGCCTCGTCTGCGGCGACAGTACCAAGGCGGACACCTTTACCCTTCTGATGGACGGGAAGCTCGCCAATCTCACGGTGACCGACCCGCCCTATAACGTGAACTACGAAGGCAACGCCGGGAAGATCCAGAACGACAACATGGCGGACGACAAGTTCTATCAGTTCCTGTTTGACGCCTTTGCCAATACAGAAAAGGCAATGGCGCAGGACGCCTCCATCTATGTATTCCATGCCGACACCGAAGGGCTGAACTTCCGAAGGGCCTTCTCGGATGCCGGCTTTTATTTGTCCGGCACCTGCATCTGGAAGAAGCAGTCGCTGGTCCTCGGCCGCTCGCCGTATCAGTGGCAGCACGAACCGATCCTGTTTGGCTGGAAGAAATCCGGNAAGCATGAATGGTACTCCGACCGGAAGCAGTCTACCATCTGGGAGTTCGATAAGCCGAAGAAAAACGCCGACCACCCGACTATGAAGCCAGTCGCCATGCTTGCCTATGCGATTCTCAATTCCAGCATGTCGAACTGCATCGTGCTCGACCCATTCGGCGGCAGCGGGTCCACGCTCATCGCCTGCGAACAGACCGGGCGTGTCTGCGACATGATCGAGCTTGACGAAAAATACTGTGATGTCATTGTGAAACGGTATATCGAGCAGGTTGGAAATGCGGATAGTGTGTACCTCATCCGCGACGGTGAAAAGCTGGCTTATTCCGCTCTCCCTGTGGAAGAAGCCGCATCATAATCTACACAAATATTCTGGCTACAGTTTGTCGGATAATCACCCTGCAAAGAACTTGCTATTCTACAGCTTCAGAGTGATATATGTGACTACCAAAACAAAGAAAGGTGGTCAAACCCTATGAAAATCAACTACAACGTAACAGGTGAACAGCGCAAGGAACTGGTCAAGGCAATCGGAGCAATCCTGCAGGTCAAGCCGGTATACATGAAGATGCCGACCTGCGCCTACGAAATCGGCGACATCACGGTCGACAAGGAAGGCACCCTCCTCTGTGAGGACGACGCCAAGGCCGAGCGCATTGCCCACAACCTGATCGCAGACGGCTTCACCGCTACCGAGGTTGCGGAGTCCGCATCCGAAGAAGCTGCTCCTACCGAGGAAGTCGATGTGCCGGACAGTCTCACGATTTCAATGCCGAAGGAAGGCTTCACCGACGAAGCCATCGCTAACCTGAAGCATCTGGTCGAGAGCAAGGCGACGCTCATCAAGAAGGCGCTGAGCGCGGAGGCTCTTCCAATCATGGTCGAGGACGACAAGATTTCCTTCCCATGGTTTTCGGGCTTCCCGGCACCGGAAGAAATCAGCGCCTACGCAAAGTTCATCGGTAGGCTCTGCGGCATTGCCAAAACCCAGAAGCGCGTCACTGCCAAGGACAAGGATGTCGATAACGACAAGTACGCCTTCCGCTGTTTTCTCCTGCGGCTGGGCTTCATTGGGGCTGAGTACAAGGCCGACCGGAAAATTCTGCTGAAGAACCTGACCGGTTCCTCCGCTTTCAAAGGAGGCGTTCCAGATGCTGATGAATGAAAAGCTGCTGGCGCACCTCCGGAAAACCTACCCAGCCGGAACCCGCGTGGAGCTTGTGCGGATGGACGACGTGCAGGCTCCGCCCATCGGCACAAAGGGAACCGTGTACGGGGTCGACGACACCGGCTCCATTCTGGTGAACTGGGACAACGGCTCCGGGCTGAACGTGGTCTACGGTATTGATTCCTGTCGGAAGGTCGGTGAGCGCCATGACTGAGAAGGTCAAGGAACAGATTCTCGCCATCCGCGACACCGGCGAAACAAACATGTTCGATACCGCCTGTGTTCAACGCATGGCCTATGATCGCGGCTTCTATGAACTCGTCCTCTTTCTGGAGGAGCACAAAAAGGAATACGCCCGATTCATTCTGACCGGTGAGTAATGCACACTTTTTCCCGCCAAGGTTTGTGTACTATATATCGCCTGAATCGCTTGCTATTACAGGGCTTCAGAGTGATATATGTACATACCAAAACGAAAGGGGTACACCACAATGACCGAAAAACAGATGAAGCAAATCCAGAGCCAACTTCCGAAGGGCGAGAAAATCAACCGCTGCTACAGAGCTTTTGAGGGCGACATCCGGGTGATCACCCGCAAGCCGGACGGTAGCGAGGTCCGCTACACTGTGAGCTTCGACGCCGATGACAACGCGACAATCAGGAAATTTTAAGGAGGCGGCAACCATGTGGTCAGAAGGAAGCATCAAGCTCGGCAGCGACATTTTTCATTACTGGGTCAAGCACTACGACGAGGGTTCACAGTACGGCATCAACGAGGGCCGCATTTCCAAGCTGATGCTGAACCGGAACGGTGAGACGGTTTGCAACTATGACCGGGGCTGGGACATAGAGCCCGCCGACGAAAACACCTCGACCGCGCTTGCCATTCTGCTGAAGGATTACAACTGAACGCAGCCGGGAGTCTGGGCCGGAAGGCCCTGTCTCTCGTTGCCTATAGATTTTTGCGAGGCTGCTCCGGCAGTCTTTTTTTATGCCTACGGAAAGGAGGCGACGGCATATACGAAAGCTCAAAAAATACACACCAACCAAGTTCATGGCGAAGGATTCCTTCTACGACAAGGACTCCGCCGATTATGCCGTCAGCTTCATCGAAAGCCTGCGGCACACCAAAGGCCAGTGGTACCGAGAGCCATTCGAGCTCATCGACTGGCAGGAGCAGATCGTCCGGGATGTGTTCGGTGTTCTAAAGCCCAACGGCTACCGTCAGTTCAACACCGCCTATGTGGAAATTCCGAAGAAGATGGGCAAGTCGGAACTTGCCGCCGCCGTTGCGCTGCTGCTCACCTGCGGCGACGGTGAAGAACGCGCCGAGGTCTACGGCTGCGCCGCCGATCACAATCAGGCGTCCATCGTTTTCAATGTCGCCGCCGATATGGTCCGCATGTGCCCGGCGCTCTCGAAGCGGGTGAAAATCCTCGACTCCAAAAAGCGCATCGTCTATCAGCCGACCAGCAGCTTTTATCAGGTGCTCTCGGCGGATGTGGCGAATAAGCACGGCTTCAATACTCACGGCGTGATCTTCGATGAGCTGCACACCCAGCCAAACCGTAAGCTCTACGACGTCATGACAAAAGGCTCCGGTGATGCTCGTATGCAGCCGTTATACTTTCTCATCACTACGGCCGGGGACAATCAAAACAGCATCTGCTGGGAGGTCCATGAGAAGGCCAAGGATATCCTCGAAGGCAGGAAGCACGACGCCACCTTCTACCCGGTCATTTACGGAGCCGATCCGGACGACGACTGGACCGACCCGAAAGTCTGGAAAAAAGCTAATCCGTCGCTCGGCATCACGGTCGGCATCGATAAGGTCCGCGATGCCTGTGAATCGGCCCGTCAGAATCCCGCCGAGGAGAACGCCTTTCGCCAGCTTCGCCTGAACCAGTGGGTCAAGCAGGCGGTGCGCTGGATGCCGATGGAGAAATGGGACGCCTGTGCCTTCCCGGTTGATCCGAAACCACTGGAGGGCCGCGTCTGCTACGGCGGGTTGGACCTTTCCTCAACTACGGATATTACAGCCTTCGTGCTGGTGTTCCCTCCGGAGGACGAGGAGGACAAGTACAGCATCCTGCCGTTCTTTTGGATACCGGAGGAAAACGTAGACCTTCGCGTCAAACGTGACCATGTCAACTATGACCTGTGGAAACAGCAGGGCTACCTGCAGACGACCGAGGGCAACGTGGTTCACTACGGATTTATCGAGAGCTTTATTGAAGAACTCGGCACCCGCTACAACATCCGGGAGATCGCCTTCGACCGCTGGGGCGCGACGCAGATGGTTCAGAACCTTGAGGGCCTCGGCTTCACCGTCGTTCCCTTCGGACAGGGCTTCAAGGACATGTCGCCTCCGACCAAAGAACTCATGCGGCTGACGCTCGCCGGGCAGCTTGCCCACGGTGGCCATCCGGTGCTTCGTTGGATGATGG